GCTAGGAAAACCAGCAATAGAAACAGTAAGAATTCGTAGATAAACAAAGCTTAAAATTAGATTATATAATAGTTGGACGTAGATGTCACAAACCAAGGCACAATTAGTTAGCGGAACTACTGCTCAGGATTTAACTGTAGATAATATAAACACCACAAGTATTAACAGTGGTCAGACTTCAGGTAAAAAAAATTTAATAATCAATGGAGCTATGTTAGTGGCTCAACGTGGTACGTCATCTACATCTTCTGGGCATTTTACTGTCGATAGGTTTAAAGTTACAAATACTGGCACAGATGAATCTCCTACACAAGCACAGGTTGATGTATCAAGTGGAACTTCACCATATACTTCGGGTTTTAGAAAAGCATTAAAAGTAACAAATGGCAACCAAACAGGTGGTGCTGGTGCTGGTGATTTTATTTGGATTCAAACCATTATAGAAGCACAAGATATAGCTACTTCAGGCTGGAATTATACTTCTAGTTCTAGTAATATCACTTTGTCTTTTTGGGTAAAATCAAGTGTGGCACAAGATTTTAAAGGTTATTTAAGGTCAAGAGATGGTACTAATTATGAATATCCTTTCGCAACAGGTTCTTTATCTGCTGATACTTGGACAAAAGTAACTAAAACAATTCCTGGTAATTCTAATATACAAATTGATAATGATAATGGTCCTGGATTTGAAATAAATCTTTTCCCATTTTTGGGAACAGATAGAACAGATGGTTCTGTTACAGAAAATGCTTGGGCAACATACAATAGTTCTGCGAGGACAAAAGATAATACATCAACATGGTATACAACAAATGATGCGACTTTAGAAATTACAGGATACCAGCTAGAAGTAGGATCTACCGCTACAGATTTTGAACATAGGTCATTTGCAGAAGAACTAAAACTTTGTCAAAGATATTATCAACAAATAGCTAGAGCATCAGCAGGTAATAATAGTACTAATGGATCATTTAATACAGGTACTTGCAACAGTAATGCGGGTAATGGAGGTATTATGCAAGTTAGCCTTAAATTTGAAACAACAATGAGGACAGTACCAACAATGAGCGACTCAGGAACTTTTAGTTTTCATGTCTCTGGAGTTAATGTGGCAGATACCTCAACTGCATATTCTCAGGCTTTTGTTGATGGTGTCAGAGTCACAGCAACTCAGACAGCATTTGTAGTAAGTAATGGACTTTGCGGTGAACTTATAAGTAGGTATGCTGATACGAGTACAGCTACAATTAAAGCAGACGCAGAATTGTAATTATGTCTTATAAAAAAACAAAACAGCAGCTTGTAGATCAAACTTGGGTTGAAAATCCAAATATGATTTTAAGAATATCAGATGGTGCTTATATTCCTACTACTACAGAAAATAAAGACTATCAAGAATATCTTGAATGGGAAGCTATAGAAGGTAATACAATTCAAGAAGCAGACTAAGAGATTAGGCAATTTAAAATACTAATAACAAAGTATTTTGAAATAGATGGCATACATAGGACCAGAACCTAATCCTGGGCAGAATAGAGAAGTAGATGATATATCTAGTGGTTTTAATGGAAGTGAAGTTAACTTTACTCTTCAGGTAAACAGCCAGAATGTTTCACCTGGAAGTTCTAATGCAATAATTGTTTCTCTTGGGGGTGTTATACAGAATCCAGGAACTGATTATACAGTTGCTGCAAGTACTCTAACCTTTACAACAGCTCCAGCTAGTGGATTAGCATTTTTTGGATTAGTTTTAGGACAGAGTATAGATACTGAAGGCACTGCAGATGATTCTATCGGAGCAACACAGTTACAAGCAAACGCAGTCACAACAGCCAAAATAGCTGACTCAACTGGAGCATCAGATGGAGTAACAACAGCAAAAATTGCCACGTCAGCAATCACGACGGCAAAGATAGCTGATCAAGCCGTGGATTTATCTAAATTACCTCATGGAACAGGATCTAATGATGGTAAATTCTTACGAGCAAACAATGGAGCAGATCCTAGTTTCGAAAGTGTACCTGCTGGTGGTACTACTATTCCTTCAGGTACAGTTATGTTATTTCAACAAACAAATGCACCTACAGGATTTACTAAAATAACAACTCACAATAATAAAGCACTAAGACTTGTAAGCGGAAGTCCAGGAACTGGTGGATCAAATACTTTTTCAGCAGCATTTAATAGCAGTTTTTCAACAAGTGGTGGTTCAGTTTCAAACCACACACTATCTATTTCACAGATACCAGCTCACAATCACTCCATCTCGACTCGTCAAGATCCTAGTGGACAACAAAGTGTTAGAATGTCTGACAACCCTAATGCAACTAAAAATACAAATAATACTGGTGGAGGCGGTTCACACAATCATGGATTTACTAATCCAAGTTTAAATCTTGATGTTCAGTACGTTGACGTTATAATGGCAAGTAAAGACTAATGGAAATTAAAGCTGGTAATTTCTGTCCACTACTACAAAAAGAATGCATAGGTTTAGAATGTGCATGGATTACTCAAGTAAGAGGTAGTGATCCAAATTCTGGTAAAGAAGTTGATCATTGGGATTGTGCTGTTAAATGGATTCCAATGTTATTAATTGAAAATTCTCAACAACAACGTCAAACAGGAGCAGCAGTGGAATCATTTAGAAATGAGATAGTCGAAAATTCTATTAATCCTTTGAGTATAATTAAAACAATTACTGAACAATCTCAACCATTATTGGAGGCTATAAAAAAATGAAATTATCTATCGTTGTTGATGATAAAACTGTAGTAAAAGATGGAGTAGCTATTAACGACTTGTCATTGTCATGGATTAGCTCTGATGTATGGGCAGTTCAATGGGATGATGCTACAGGTGGTCATGTAGAAAAAAGAGATGGCACTATTGAAGTTTTATCAAAAATAGACACTTATCAACAAGCTATAACAGATCATGCAACTGGATTAGCTGCAAAAGAAGCAGAGGAAGCTGTTACTCCAATTGAAAGTTTAAGAAGTACACGCAATGCTTTATTAGAAGAAAGTGATTGGACACAATACAGAGATGTTGTATTATCTAACGATGCAGAATGGAAAACATACAGACAAGCATTGAGGGATTTACCAGCTAACACCTCAGATCCTTCAAATCCTACATATCCCACAAAACCTAGTTAATTAAAATTTAAACCCTTTTTTATAAGGGTTTTTTAGTTTATGTTTAAAGATCTTATTTGGATAAAACAAAATTCTTTATCAGAATCATTTTGTAAAAATATAATTGATAAATTTGAAAAATCTAACGACAAGGAAGATGGTACGTTTGGTGATAACACATTAGATAAGTCTATTAAAGATACAACTGAACTAGTTGTAAGTAATAATAATGATTGGGTAGATGAAGACCATATATTATTTGATGCTTTACAGAAAGGTCTTGAAGAATACGAAATTTACTTAGAAAATATTAGTCCTGCGTGTAAACCCAGACCTTATCAAAATTTTACTATGCAAGACAGAGGCTATAAAATACAAAAGTATGAACCAACTGGACATTATGATTGGCATAATGATTGGATTATTGAAGACTATTTTGGAACTAGAGTTTACGTTTTTATGTGGTATTTAAACACTATAGAAGCAAAAGATGGTGGATCTACCGATTTCTTTGATGGTACAAGTTTACAACCGAAATTAGGTTCTTTAGTTTTTTTTCCTGCAACTTGGACTTATGTACACAGAGGTAGAAAAACTAATGTAGAAAAATATATTTGTAATGGTTGGATATATCATACACCAAGCTAGTTGAATAATTAATATAAACAGATAGAGTAAGAGTAATTATAAACATTAAATGCAGATAGTAAATTTCTTTCTGTCTAGACCTTCTGTGTATACTCTTCCAGGCACTTGGGAAAAACAACCTTTAATTAAACACGGTAATTATGCTGGCCTCCCACCAGAGGGTCAGATAATTGCTATCATCCTTATATTATTGTTCCTAGTTACAGCCTACGGAATATATATGGCTTTCGGACCACCTAACAAAAATTTAACCGATCCTTGGGATGAGCACGACGATTAAAAAAATTTTAAAATTTATTACTATCCTTTCAGGGGTCGTGACTTTTTTTGAATTTTTTGCAATTTTTGCTTAAATTTTCATAATATTTACCAGCATTTTTTGCTTGAT